CTTGATCGCGTTCTCCACCGGGTCAGGCAGGTTCACCTTGTCCAGCACTGCGTCCACGGCCTTCTCTTTGAGCTTGCGGCCAACAAGCATCCCAACGATGCGACCGATCATTCGGTGTACTCCTGTGCCGGGGGCTCGTCATTGCCGCCCTTATTGCGATTGTTGCCTGCGGCCATCACACCACCGAGAGCACCCACGATGAACGAGGCGATGGGGGTCAGCAGCTCGAAGAACTTGCGGTCGTTCTCGCTCGACTCGCCGAGAGGCTGGGTCACGAAGACGAGGCTATAGAGGATGGTGAAGATGGTCCCGGCCAAGATCACCACCAAGGCGCAGCCAATGAAGTAGCGCAGCTTGGCTTCCATCATTTCTGGGTCGTTCTTGCTCATTGCGAGGCTCCTGTCAGATCATTGGCGCACATGCCAGTGCGGAGGCAAATGGGAGGGGTGCACTCAAGCGCAGCCCAGTTGGCGGGGTCTTGGCAGGGGTATCGGTAAAAGCCATCTCCGCTGACCCAGAAGATCGCGGCAACGGCGGCGATGAAGCCCAGCCAAATGAAGTTCTCAAGTTTCATCATTGCATCGGGTTCCTTATCAGGTCGTCCATGGCTTTCCACAGGTCCTCGATCTCGGCGTCGTACTTCTGCAGCTTAGCGTCGATACCGGACGTGACGCCCTCGGCCTTCTCGACCTTCGACCGTAGGTCCATCAGCTCTTTCTGCTGCTCAAGGATCGTCCCCATCTGGGTCGAGATTGCCGACAGCTTGGGGGCAAGGCCCCGGACGTCATTGTCCTGTATGGCCTGCTCCAGAGTTTGCACCCGGCTCTCAACGCCCAAGACGCCATCCACGCTCTCCTCAACAGCCCAGAAACGGTTGACGGTATCGTAGCCCACATAGATCGTTCCGCTCAAGCCAGACAAGACAGGAAGGGCGGCGGCAAGCCACCAACCCTTCACGTCGAAGCCTGCGATCCTCAGGCCGTTGGTTTCAGCTTCCTCGCTCACGAGCCATAGCCTGCGGCGTAGACCTCAGAAAGCGTGACCACGTTGCTGCCCAGAAGGCCCTGCAGGCCAATGCCGAAGACCTGACCAGCGCTGATGTTCATGATGTCAGCGGTGGCGCTGTAGGCCACTGTGGCCCCATAGAGGTTGGTCTGAGCGTTGGCAGCGAACGTGTCTGCCATCCCGGTCATGGACGTGTTGCGGGACGCAGCCAAGAAGGCACCAGCATCGCGGGCGTAGGTCTGCACCGCGCCAAGAGCGTTGTTGTAGTTGCTCACGTCGGCGGCGGTGATGGTCATGTCGGTGTTCGTCAGGACAGCCTGCATGGCAAGCTGCTCTGGGACGGTGTCGGCCTGCGCTGCCATGTTGGCAACCGCCTGCACCTCCATCAAAACCGCAGTCGCGGCAACGAGGTTATCGACAGCCGAATCGAGATTGACCATTGCCGCGTCGTGCTGATCTTGAAACAGCATCTCAGCGCTGTAGTAGGTCGCGTCGATCACCCCCTGAATGTCAGAGTTGTAGTCGAGCCGCATCTGCTCACTGATGGTCGCATCGCCCATGACGCCTGCGGCGATGATGTCCCCGTTTCCAGCGCTGTAGACCGCACCAGCCGTCAGGCTCTGGGCCGCGCTCAGTTGGTTAAGGATCGACTGGGCTGACCCCTGAAGGTCCGTCATCGTCGGATCGGCGTGAGCGGCGGAAGCGCTCAGACAAAGTAGGGCCGCTGCTTTCTTGAGGTAGGACATCGGGAAGCTCCTCTCCCATGAATAAGAAGGTGTCCCAGAAGGACTGATCCTGCGCGTATCCTACCACATAGGTGCCGGGGTTGTCACGCATAGCCATGTAGCCCTCACGCCCCACCAAGAGCTTGCCTGTCTCAAGGGAGTAGATCGGGCAGGGCGTCGATGCCAAGGCCATGGCTTTGAAGATTTCCGGGTTGTCGCACATGACCGCGATGCCGCTGACCTGCAGGCCCAGACCGCCCTGCTCCTGTGGTGTTCCGAGCAGCCTTGCGTCCTTGCGACGGTTGCACTCAGGGTCCTGCTCCATCGTGCCCTCGGCGCGTCCAAAGATGCTAATCTGGAAGGCCTGCTGGTATGGGATCAGGCAGGAGTCGTTGCCACCACCACCCATCACTGTCGGCGCAGCAGCGGTCGGCACGGGCGTGGAGAAAGGCGCGGACCCGGCACCATTGTAGTTCCTCGTCTCGGTTGTGGAGACGTTGCCACTGTCGATGGTGGAGTTGGTGTTGCCGCTGTTGGTGTTCAGGTCGCCCGTGACTTGGGCGGTGGATGGCAGTGCCATCAGTAGATAGAGCAGAGCGCCCCCATAACGTCCCGCGTGTCGCCAGAGCATAGCAGCTCGTTGGCCGCGTCTCCGTGCGCCATGTAGTACAGGGTCTCTGCGTTCTGGCGGATTTCGCACTGGCTGTCACCTTTCGGGCAGGCCGTCGTGTAGGCCACTGAGGACACAGTAACAGGGCCGCATCCAGCGACCAAGAGGACGAGGGCCAGCCTCACTTGGCAAGCCTCTGGAGGATGTTGTCGATCTTGGTGTCCATCGCGTCGATCCGGGTCAGGATGCGATTGATGTCGGTGTGCATATCGGCCCGGGTGACGTAGTCACGGGCCACCTCTTCGCGGGTGCGGTTGAGCAGGATTTGCAGCCGCTTGACCTCTTCGACGTGGTTTTTCAGCACCCAGCCGATGAGGCCGAGTGCTGCGCTTAGACCGAGGCTCCAGAGCATCTCGGTCGTCATTTTACCACGGAGTCCCAGAAACCACGGCAGGGTTCTTCTGGGCTTCGATCTGCGCCGCAAGGGAGGCTTCCGTCTCGGCCTTGTCAACGCCACCAGCCCAGCACCAGTCGAGAACCTCCGCCTCAGTTACCTGATCGTAGGGCGTAAAGCCCGGCGCGGTCGGATCGGGGGTAAACCCAACGGTGCCATAGGACGAGGCGCTGTAATCCCCGTCAACGGCATTGGCACGCCAGTGAGCCACAGTGATCCCACCAGTAGAGACTTCATGCTCACAGGTGTCGATGCTCCAAGTGATAGTAGCGGTCATTCGGTTTCTCCTTGTGCCAGTGAGGCGCTAAGCATGTTGACGAAGGCATCGCGGCCCACGCGCAGTTGGTCGAGGTTGAACTGAGCGGAGCCCATCTTGCGGTCCAGATCAGCGATGTGGTTGATGAGCATCTTCTGCTCGTCCGTCAGTTGGTCTTCAGTGTAGTCCACGTCATTGATCGTGATGGTTTGGGTTTGTTTCTGTGCCATCGTGATCCTCCTTTCAGGGGGTTAGGGTTAAGCGAGGCGGTAGATAGTGTAGGTGTTGGTAGCGGTCTTACGCGCCCGGAACAATCCCGAGGCAGCAGCAGCAACAGTCATGCCACCAACCAGAGTAAGGCCAGTGGCTGTCCCAAGAGTAACCACTCCAGCACCAGTATTGATGACAGAGAAGTCGAAGGACATGTTCGTCGGGAATGTAGCTGGAACGCCGCCCTCAATATCTGTGCCTGTCGGCATAGTCAGCGTGGCCAGAGCGCCCGTGTACTCGATAATGCCCGTCAGCAATTCTGCAATGGTGAGCGTTGCTGCAGCACTCTCCACATTCTGTGCGGACTGGTTCTTGTAGACCACACCAGTAGTGACAGTTGCACCAGTAACATGGAGCGGGGTAATGGGTGCGGTGTTGCCAATGCCCACGTTGCCTGCAGAGGTGATCCTCATGCGTTCGTTGGCGGTGGTGGAGAAGGTCAAGAAGCCGTTCGTTGCGCCGCTGCCACGGTTAAAGTCTATCTTCGCGTTGCTGGAGCCGGACCTAGACATATCCAGAGAATACATGGGGCTGTTAACCGTCGCGGCATCCCCAGAAGAGACCAGAAGGCTGAAAGAGTCGCCTGCCCCGGTGAAGTCTGTAAGCGTCGAGGAGGTGGAACCGCTCACACTCAGCTTGGATGCGGGAGAAGTCGTCCCAATCCCTACGTTTCCTGCAGAGGTGATCCGCATACGTTCACCTTCAACGCCAGCGTTGGACGTGGTGAAGGTGAAGAACGAGCTTCCACCCGAGGTCGCACCAACCGCGAGGCGGGCTTCTCTGGTCGAGGTGTTGTAGTCGAGGATCATCCCGTCGTAGTTGATGCCGCTTGCCACGTTACCAACAAAAACAGCCCCGCGCACGTCGAGCTTCTCGATAGGAGAGGTCGTACCAATCCCTACGTTGCCCGTAACTGTAATTCGCATACGCTCTGTAGACGCCGTAGCAAGAGCGATGACCCCCTCAGTACTAGCAGCGTTGATTGTGTGCAAAGCCCCCGCCGAGGCTCCCGCTGTGGAGCTTGTAAATGTCAGGCTTCTTGCGGTGGCAACGGAACCGCCAACACGGAGGTATTCGCCCTCGGAACTCCTAAGAACCTCAAGGGTAGCATTTGGCGCAGTCGTCCCAATCCCCACGTTGCCTGCAGAGGTGATACGCATACGTTCTGTGTTTGCCGTACCAATGCGCATACTGTCGTCAGTATGAACGTAGAGCAGGTATCCAGCAGCCTCTTCTGCAGCAGTCGCGGTGCCGTCAGCAAAGAACAGGGAGCCTTGGCTTGCAGTTCCAGCCGCAATGGTGATGCCGTTGTTGCCAGACGTGGTGCCCACCACAAGGTTGTCCGCAGAGGCGTTGTAGTCAGACGGGACGCTTGTACCAATCCCCACGTTACCCGCGGTGTCGATTCGAACCCGCTCGGTGCTGCCCACAAGAAAGCGGATCACTCCGGTTCCAAGGGTTCCACTCTGGTCAATGCCGATATTCAGGCGCTCAAGGTCGTCAACCTCTAGGAGACCGTCGAGAGTTCCGGAGCGAATAATCTTGATCCCGCTGGACGTAACTCCATCTTTGGCGATGGCAATGTAGTTGGAGGCTGTGGTACCAACCTGCAATCTTTCAGTGGGGCTCGTCGTCCCAATCCCCACGTTGCCCGCAGAGTCAATCCTCATGGCCTCAGTGCCGCCCTCGGAGAAGGCAATCGTGTCGGCAGCGGGGGACCAGATGCCTGTGTTCGTGTCGCCCGTGAAGGTGATCGACGGAGTGCCGACAGCGCCGAGCCCAGAGGTCACCGTGGTGAACGTACCCGTTGTTGCGCCAACATCGCCCGTAACGGTAACGCCTGTGGCTGTGGTGGCAAGTTTGGCTGCGTTATCGTAGTATAGGCTAACAGCCCCGTTCTGATTACCTACGAGAAGCAACTCATCGTTTGCACCACGAAGGTCCACACGAGAACCACGGACGAGCATTACGCCAGATACAGCATCTACCCAGTTATTGACCCCATCGTGATAAATCTGGAGATCAGACCCAGCACCGAAGATGGCCTTACCGTTATCAGCAAAGGTGGCGTTTCCGGTTACGCCTACACCAGTGGCGTTGGTGGTGAATTTTGGGAGACTATCGTGGTAAAGCGTGACTGCGCCATTTGACGACGCTACGATCATCTCCTCATCCGCACCGGACCGAATGCGAACATCATCGTTTCCTTTGATGATAATCCGACCCGTGCCTTGATCGTCGATGTAGCTATTCGTGCCATCGTGATAAATCTGAAGGTCAGACCCAGCACCGAAGATGGCCTTGTCGTTGTCGCCAAAGGTCATGTCACCAGAGGACACAAAGCTGGTGCCTGTGATGGTCGTGCCTGTGACGGCAGCCGCAGAGGTCCCGCCGATGACCGTGCCGTCAATGGTGCCGCCCGTGATCTTCACCGAGCTCATGGCGAAGTCGTTGGTGATGTTGACCACCGCAGCGCCAGCGCCTGCACCGTCCGAGTAGATGATCGCGCTGTCGCCCGTGGCGATGGTCACGTTCCCGCCCGAGCCTTGGGTAAACACCACACTCTGGGCCGTGGTGTTGCGGACGAAGTAAATCTTCTGTGCGTCGTTGGGCGCGATGGTGATGGTGTGCGTCCCGCTCGGGGAGCCGCCAAGCACGAGCAACTTATACTGGCCGTCGGACAATGCACCGTCAGACGTGGTAAGCGTCGAGGACGTCCCAGTGAGAGAAAGTGCAATTGAACCGTTTATGGCCCGGTCAAGGATGTCCATGTTCTCGTTGACAACATCGCCCCAGACGCCGTCGAGTTCGCCATCGGCTGGCAGTTCGATCCCGAGGTTCGTAGTGTATGTGCTAGGCATAGGTCATCCTCACGCCGCGATGGTTGTCCAAGTGGTTCCGGGCGATGGTTCCACACCCGTCCATGAATTTATAACATCTGGATCGACCTCCGTCCACGAGGAACCGGGAGATGGCGTCACGCCAGACCAAGACGTCGGAGGAGTGGGAGAAAGCGGGTCCCACGCGGTACCCGGTACGGGAACGATTTCGCCCCAGATAAGGACGATGCCAATCGCACCGGAGGCCGACACACCCGTGAGCAGGACGTCGGCCCCAGCCTCAGCGATAACGTCGCCAACCTCACCAGTCCCGGAGACACCTGTGACCTCTACGAGCGTCGGAATGATGATCGTTACGTCGCCGACAGCGCCAGAAGCCTCAACGCCCGTAACGGCGACATCAGCGCCAGCCTGAGCAACAACGTCGCCCACAGTGCCAGCGGCGGAGACACCAGTGGGTAGGACAAGAGCAGAGCCTGAGACGACGACGTCGCCTGTCTCGCCTGTGGCGCTCACTCCGGTAACGGAAACAACAGCCCCGCCCACCGCGACGACCGTGCCCACGGCACCAGAGGCGCTTACCCCAGTGACCGCGACGTCAGCCCCAGCCCGCGCAATGACCGCACCTACGGCCCCAGTAGCCGAGACCCCCGTTGTCAGGACGAGGGCAGAGCCCGTAACGGTGACAGTGCCTACGGCCCCCGAGGCAGACACGCCTGTCGGGAGTACAAGAGCAGAGCCTGTGACGGTGACAGTGCCCACAGCGCCAGTGGCAGAGACCCCAGTGACAACGACCGGAAGGGCTTCACCCCAAGCCCCCGAGGACCACGCTCCACGGCCCCAGCCTGTTAGGGTCGTGTTCGCCATGGAGTGCCCCTAGTTAGGCGATGCGGATGATCGCGTTGGATGCGTCTGCTGCTGGGAACTGGATGGTGAAGGTTCCAGCGGTCGAAATCTTGTCAGCACCGAAGTCCAACACCACGACAGTCGGGTTCGTGTAGGTGTGCGCGGGGGTCGTGTTGTAGATCAGCGCACCGCGAGCCGTGATAGTCGATGACGTGAACGATAGGTCGTCGAAGTCTGCGAATGCAGTGGTGCCGGAGACCGCAGGGCTGATGTTGGTCAGCGTGCCGCCACCAGCTGAGTATGTGCCAGAGTTGGCCACTTCATTCGTCGCGGTGTATGCGGTGGTCGCAGCGGTGAACGACGCGCTGTTGGTGTAGAGCGCGAGCTTGAAGGTGTCGCCTCCAGAGGACCGGAAGTCATGGACGCCCTCGAGGAGCTCATCCTTGAAGCTGGTGCACATATAATTGCCTGAGAACGCGATGATAGCCTCCTATCCGTTATAGTGCCGCCTTTCGCTCTGCCCACCATTGCCGCATACGAGCGGAATGAGCCTCACGATTGGCCTGTTGAGTTGCGGTCATCTTAGCACGAGTTTCGTCGCTGTGCGAGTACCCCTTGCGCCAGTCAGACAGTCCAGAGTTCCATACTGCCCGACCCTTTCGAAACTCTGTGTCTGGAGAGTTCCTGCCACGCGCTCGCGCTGAAGCGCTCATTTTTGCCCTAGACTCCTCGGTGTACTTAAAGCCCCTTCTGGAGTTAGCCGCCTTCTCCCGCTCGGAGGCGAAGATGCGAGCCTTAAATTCCGGCATGCGTCCCATCGCTATCAGTGCCAGCCACAGGCCGCGCACCTCCGGATGCATCCTAACAAGCAACTTGTGGGCAACAAAGTGCTCCTTGGCCGTCAGCCTAACGATGTTTTCGTTGCTGTTTGACCCGCCCATGCAGCGCGGCAAAACGTGATGCCTTTCGCTATACCCCTCCAGCCTGCGGGAGGAGGAACGGCGCATCAGGTCATCATATATGCGACCGTAGTCCACATCAGAGCTCCCTGATCACCCGAGCGGCGACCTCAAGACCAGCCTGCTCGAGTTTAGCTATGACCGACTCGCGGTCTTCTTTTGCGGCCACCTTAACATAGTGCAGGACGACCGCCAACAGCTGCTCTCGGAAGGCCCTTGCCTGCATCGCGAGCTCCGGCGGGGCTGTGTCGGCAACGCGGATAATCCGGTCAACGCACAGTTCAGCCACCTGCTCAGGGCTGTGGCCCCCATTGGAGGACGTCATGACACTGACGGAGCCGGGAGTGCCCATACCAACAAACATCAGCCAACCCCGGACATAGTGCCATCACGATAGTCGTCGCGCTTAGACCGCAGGTCGATGCCAAACAGCTGTGCCATGGCTTCCATATAGCGGTTCGTGTAGAGCTGTAGCATATCAGCGTCCCCCTTGAGGTAGGTATACGCTTCGACGAGCGAACCATACAAGAGGGCTGTTTCGGCGTTGTCTCCGAGCCACGAAGTGCCTGTATCCACGATGGACGGCGGGTCGTAGTAGTAGTGCAGCTCGGTGGCGTAGGCAGAGTTGGGTGTCGGTCCGAGGATGAAGTTACCCTCACTGCCAACCTGATCGCCGTTGAACTGGGCGTAGTACTTCGGCAGACCCTGCGTCGATGCGCTCGGATAGGCCTCGCGGATGAAGTTGACGTCCTTGTCGTAAAGATAGCTGTAGTTCCCAGACCCATCTATGACGGCCAACGAGAACACCGACAAGAAGTCGGACGGGCGGGCAAGATACTGATTGCCCGCCGTCATAGCGGCAGTGGCGTTCTTACGCAGCTCGGGGATTTGCACCGAGCGATAGATGCGCTCCTCAGCCTGCCGAACAAACGTGGGGATGTTGGAGACAAAGCTCGTTTCCGAGGTCTCCAAGTAATCCTGTAGCGCAGCGGTGAGTTGCGTATAGTTCATCTATCAGCCAGCCTTGCTGTACTTGCCGCCCATCTTGGCAGCGCCCATGCCGCGGCACTTGCCACCCATGGCCATCTTTTTAACCCGGCCACCCTTCTTCATACCGGGTGGCTTTGGCGCGGGAGCGGGGGCACCACCCGATGGAGCCGGACCAGCAACCGGAGGCTTGCCCATGGCGGGCCTGCTCATGGTAGGGGGACGCGATCCGCCAGCACCGCCGCCCATACCAGCGCCCATTTTGCTTGGGGAGCCGCCCATGCTGCGCGGTCCACGCGGGCCCTCCATGTCACGAGCAGGCGCACCACCCATACCGGGGCCGCCCACGCCGCGAGAAGGCTTGGGAATGGAGGGAGGAGCGGAGCGTGTGGGCCCGACTCTATCGGGACCGTCGCCCATGCCACGAGGACCCTTGACGCCCTCCATGTCTCGCGAACCGCGTGGACCGCTCATTTCGCGGACGCCGCCGCCGGTGGTGCTACCCATGCCGCGAGGAGGCCTTGGAGGCTTTGGGGCGCTCGTTCCTCGGACGCCACCGCCGCTAGTGCCACCCATGCCCGGACGAATAGAAGTGGGTTTTCCATCCGGGATCGGACCTCGAGTCTTTCCCGGCGACTTAATGCTGATCGGTGGCTTGCCACCATCCGGCATTGGGCGTTTTGGTTTGCTCATCGTTCTGCGCTCCTTACGTTGTGACCACGGTCACGGTTCCAACAGACCCTACCATATCCTGAATAGGATTCCAAACGGGGTTCCAACCCCACAGAGCATTCGACTCCAGAATGGCTGTGTCAGGGCGTGGATCGTACAAGGACTGCGGGTCGTTCACCTTCACCTTGCCGAGGAAGTTCTGAGGCTGGTCTGGGTCACGCACATCACGACCCACACGGAATCCGGTGCGTTGACCATTCTGATACTCATAGACGAGATCGCTCAGGGGGTACCTGAAGCCAGTCCTGTCGCAGAAACCAAACGCCTTGCTGCCCTTTGCATATGCCATCAGTAGCTCCACGGGCTCATGGGTACGAACGACACTGAACCGCGGTCGCGATCCTCGTCAGCCGCGAGGGCGAACTGCTCCTCGTACTCACGCTTCAACGCAGGCATCATGCCCTGAGACTCAGGCTTCTTGGCGGCAATGTAGTAGGCAAGGCCCGCTACAAGCGCAGGGACGAAGCGTGGAGGCACCATCGTGGTGTCAGCGCCGATACCAGAGGCGAGACCGTCAATGCCCTTCAGGCGGTAGTAGAACAGCGTGTACGGCATAGTCGCGTCAGGGACAGGCCACAGCGTCACCTGCGTGGACGTGGATAGGCGCTGCACGAAGATTTGAGTCGGCCTTCCAGCGGTCAGCTTATTGGTCTGCTGAGCATATGTGGAGACCGAGATGCGCTCTAGGAACGTGTCGGTCTGGTTGGTGCCAGTGCCCGTGCGAAGCTGATGCTCGATCAGGTCGATGGTGCCCGTGGGCATGGTATAGTGCGGTGTGCCAGCGGTAAGCACCTGCGTCCCGGACTCAATGGTGAAGAGGTTGAGCCCACGGTTGGCCCACTCCAGCGTCATGATGTTGAGGCTGCGACGTGCGGTCTTCAGGTCGTACCCTGATTTCATCTCGAGGCCAGCCCTCTCGAAGGCTTCCTCAAAGAGTTCCGGCAGATCGGGTACGATGACGGCCATGGCTTAGTCCCTAAATTTCGCGGTCTTCTTTGCAATGCGCTTGGGCTGAGCAACGAACTGCTTTCCCTTGGCGGTTCCCTCACGCTTGGCTCGGGTAGTCGCAGCATACTCCGAAGGGCTCAGGGCGTCACGGGCCTTTTTGGGCAGGTATCTCTCCCCAGTCTTGCCGGATGGTTTGCCGCTCTTGGTGCCCCAGTCCTCCTTGCCCCACTTTGACAGGGACTTCTGGGCAGCAGTCTTCTCGCCTGTGTAGCTGCCACCCTTCTCTTTGTAGATTTTACCAGCGAGCTGCATGGCGCGAGCTGAGTGCTTCCCGCCCATCTTGGCCTTGGCTTGCGCCTTGGACTGATCCCACAGCTTCTCGTTGGTGCGACCCATGGCTACTTGAAGCCTTTCACGCACTTGACTGCACGAGCGCAGTCACCCGGATTTCCGCACTGACGGCACGGCATGAACTCCGCGGCCTGCTCGACCGCGGTTGTGTCCACCTGTGCCTCTACTTTCGGCGTTGTTTTCTTAGCCATAACTCGGCCTCCTGCTGGGGTTATCTGACTTCTGGATCGCGCCCTCCGCGGGCACCGCCACCGGGGTTACCGCCGCCAGACTTACCGCCGCCGCCAGACGTACCCTTGCCGGGATCAGCAGTTTTGCTCGGGGTAGAGGCCTTGGATGGCTTAGCGTCGGGACGAGCAACAGGCCTATTTGCTTGCGTAGGCTTGCCCTGCGGCTTGCTCAAGGAAGCGATAGCCTGATTGACACGGCTTCCCGGATTGTTCGTGTTCACACCACCCGGCATGTAAGAGCCGATGGTTGCCATTGACGTAGTTCCGCGATTACCGCCACCGCCAGATTGAGCGGGTGCAGCCTTGGCGCGATCAGGAGCCGACGGGCTAAACGAATCCGGCTTCGTTGAGGGCTTGGTGGTAGCCGCAGTGGTCGTGGGGGCTGCGGGCTTCGGAGCAGGAGCTAGGCCCTGCTGCCCTTGGTAGTAGTTGTGCTCGGGGTCGATTCCCGGACGATACCCAGCCGGAGCGGGGACAAATGTACGAGCCCCACCGCTAGCCAAGGAACCAAGACCCGCGCCAATTCCGCCAGCAGGACTGTTCGCAGCAAACCTCTGCAGCGCAGCACTGTATGGAGATGGCGTCCCTCCGAGAGCGGCGGGAGGCGCGGGAGCGGCCACTGGAGCAGGCGCAGGAGCGGCGGCAGCAGAAGGCATAGTGGCGGCAATTGGAGCTGCAGCGGTAGGAGCAGCGGTAGGAGCAGCGGTAGGAGCAGCGGTAGGGGCAGCGGTAGGGGCAGCGGTGGGAGTGGCGATAGGGGAAGCCGTAGGCTTGGCCGTAGGTTTTGGTCCAAGCGGGTTTTTGAATCCCGGGAATAACGTGGGCTTGTCCGCAGGTTTTGGCGCAAGCAGGTCCTTGAGCCCCGGGAGTAGCTTAGGCTTGTCCTTAGGCTTGTCCTTAGGCTTTTCCGTAGGCTTGTCCGCAGGCTTGGCCGCAGGCTTGGCCGCAGGTTTGGCTGTGGGTTTGGCCGTAGGTTTTTGTGCAAACGGGCTCTTGAATCCCGGGAATAACGTGGGTTTTTCCGCGGGTTTCGTAGCGGTGCTTGTGCTTCCAGCTCCGGTCTTAGTTGCGGGCTTCGCGGGAGGAGACGCCGCCTTGGGAGCGGACGACAATGCCTTTGCAGCTCCGGAGGGCTTGACGTTGGCAGCGGTCGATCCAGCAGCAACTGACTTTTTACCAGCGGGAGTGGCGACAGTGACGCGGTTGTTTGCAGATGGCGATGCAGCCTTTGGGGCCGCAGCCAGAGCCTTCGCCGCGGGTGACGCCTTGACGGCGGCTGCCGACGAGTTTGCCGCAACAGTCTTTTTGCCTGCAGGAGTGGCCACTGACACAGTCTTGGTGGACTTGCTGGTGCCACCCGCGCCAGTCTTTGCAGTTGCAGCGGTCGGCGTGGAAGCCTTTGGCGCAGAGGCGACGGCCTTGGCAGCAGGAGACGCTTTTACGGCTGCTGCCGTGGACCCTGCGGCGACTGACTTAGTTCCGGCAGGAGTGGCGACGGACACGGTTTTAGCGGGTGCAGGAGCGGCCTTAGATGCCGGAGCTGCGGGCTTTGCAGGGGCAGGCGCGGATGCCCTTGCCGCCGGAGCCGGAGTGGCTTTAGCTGGCGCAGCCTTTGCTGCTGGCGTCGCGGCGGTCTTTGCGGGAGCGGCAGCAGGCTTCGCTGGTGCAGGCTTTGCTGCAGCAGGCTTTGCTGGCGCTGGCGCAGCCTTTACCGGAGCTGCGGACGGCTTGGCAGAAGCCGTAGCGGGCTTCGCGGAAGCGGAGGGCTTCGCTGGTGCAGCTGTGGCCTTGACAGGTGCAGATGCCTTTATGGCTGGAGCCGATGGCTTTGCCGGGGCAGGCTTAGACGGAGTTGCTGCCTTGACTGGGGCAGGAGCCGCCTTCGCGGGCGCAGAAACCTTCGCTGGAGCAGCGGTGGATTTGGCGGGAGCTGCTGGCTTAGAGGGCGCAGGCTTTGGGGCTGCGGCCACTGGCTTCGCAGGGGTTGACGCCTTTGCAGGTGCCGGAGTTGGCTTTGCAGGAGCGGGCTTAGCCGGGGCCGCTGCCTTTGTGGGAGCAGGCTTGGGCGGGGCCGACTTAACGGGAGCCGACGGCTTTGCAGCCACAGCAGGCTTTGCAGGTGCAGCGGCGGGCTTTGGTGCTGGCTTCGCCGGAGCTGGCTTCGCCGTAGAGGTAGCCTTAACGGGAGCCGGAGCCGCCTTGGTGGTGGCAGGCTTGGCCACTGGCTTCGGCGCAGGCTTCGGCGCAGGCTTCGGCGCAGACTTAGCCACCATCTTGGGGGCTGGCTTGGGCGCAGGCTTAGGGGCGACCTTCGGAGCAGGCTTCGAAGGGGCCGACTTTGACGGAGCGGAGCTCTTTGAAGCCGTAGCTTTACCGCCAGCGGCCATCCTTCGAATGTTATACATCAGTACATCTTTCCTTTGGTCTTGCCCTTCATGCAGCAACCATCGCCACGAGTGACCTTGCCACCCTTAGCCATGGCAATCGGCTTAGCCATCTTCTGCATTTCCATGCGGCGGGTGGCACCGGGCATGCCAGCGGCGCGAGATGCCGGAGCGGTGGCGATCTCTTTGCCCATGTTCATACGTCCCATCACTTCTTCTTCCCCTTCTTGGCTACGCCCTTGATGGTGCCCTTGTTCTCAGCGGCATAGAAGACGCGCTCACCGCGCTCCTTGCCATACTGCTTGGCCATTGCGGCCTTGATCTTCTTGCCCTTGGTAGTCAGTGGCATGTCGGCCTCCAGATCACGGCTTCTTGGACTTGGATTTCGCACGATCCATGCGGTCACGCTCCATGCGATCATACATCTTCACGGTGCTGCTGGTCTTCGCCTCATTGGGGCCGACGATGTTCTTGATCAGGCGAGACTCCTGTGCCCATCCAGCTGCAGCCAGATTGTCCGTTAGGGCAGAATTTACCCCCGGCTTGTCAATCGCAGACTTCTGCGCCTTTCCAAGAACGTCGCGGCGTTCACCCGAGGTATTGCCACGCACGTACTGCTGCGCCCCACCAGTGGTGGTGTACGTCTTCTTGGGCTTCGATGGAGCCTTGTTGACGGTCGTCGCGGCGCGGGTGGTTCTGGTCTTGCCCTTCATGGGTGCCTCCTCAGCAGTTCCAAGCGCGCAGCGATAGCGCCTTGCGTGTGGGTTTACCTTTTTCGTCCTTCATTGGACCGGGCATACCGCCCATTCTGGCGCAGAACGACTTGCGCCGCGCCGCATCCTTCTTCGTCTTTGGATTCGGGGCGGGAGGCTTGAGGTTCATACCCTGAGCCTTGGCTGACGCCCGCCCCTTAGCGTTCAGGCCCCCTTTTGGGTCCTTCCCAGCTTTGCGGGTCCATGCGGGCGTCTTTGCCATGGAATCACCTTACGACCAGAACATGGTCTGAGCAGTGACATTGGTGGCGGTAGCCACAAACGGATCATCCTGAAACAGAACACCTGTGCCGGGGATGAAGATGTCGTAAGTGCCCGCGGCACCAAAATCCATGTCGATCTTGGTGGCTCCGCCGCTTCCGCTCGTGAGAGTGACGCGCCCAGCACCGCTGAGCGTGACGACAAGCATCCTGATCCGCACACGTCCAATGCCTACAGCGCCAGTCGCAGTTACGCGTATAGAACTTACGTCATATTCGTTGGCCATGAGGGCCTCCTATTAGCTGAGGGCTGCGCCGACAGCGGTGACCCAAGCAGAGCCAGTCGAAATCACGAGGCAGTACTGGTTGTCGCCTGCACCGTTGTCGCTGACCAGACGAACGTGGCCTGCGTTAGCTGCGGCAGCCGCGGGCAGCGAGGCCGTGGTCTGAGCGGTGAGAGCGATGAAGCTGGTAATGGTCACGTCACCAGTGACGGAGCCAACGAAGCCGTTGGTCGAGGTCACGGGACCGGAGAAGGTGGTCGAAGCCATAGCAGTACCCTTTGCACAAGGATTCGCCGCGCAGTCTGTGCATCGTCAGGTCGGGCGTCCTGTCTGCGTGGCTGATGTTACCCTGAGTGCAGTGTACATCATGGACAAAAAAGTTCCAATGAACTTTTCTATTCGGCCTCCGACAGCAGTAGGTACCTTGCGGCCCTGACGATGACATCATGGTCGTCCTTTAGTAGGCCGATGGCGCGATTGCAGTTGTGGCACAGGAGCCCACGGATAGTCCCGGTTCGGTGACAGTGATCGACGCACAGGTGCGTTTTGCCTTTCTGCTCACATCTGCAGATGGCACACACGCCCCCTTGAGCCGAAAGCATTACATTGTATTCGTTAAGATCGATTCCGAAGTGCTTCTTCAGGGTGGTGTTCCTGACGCGCTCAGGCTGCCTTTTCCTGTATTCGCGCATGTACGCCGCCCTGTCTCCGTCGAAATACCTCTCAGACCACACAAAGTTGTCAGGACCAATCGGCTCATGCGGCTTGAGGCGGCGCAGGCTGTGCCTATCTGAAGGCCTGTCTCCGACACTCGACGCAAATGTCCAGAAATCCGAGGACCACGCCTCGACCATCCCGTACCTATTTTTGTTCTTGTGCCAGTTCCAAAGCCCGTAAAGCGGATGCTTCTCACGCGATCCCCAGTCTGATGGTCTCATCTAATTCTCCAATGTAAAGGGGCGAGGTTTACCCCCGCCCCCTCATTATCCTTTCGGATTGTACGGTGTGTCAACCGTAATTATGCCCCGGGGCACCCATACATGCCCAGAGGATCAGAGACGCCGAAACTGTAACGCTCGCGAGCCTTGTAGCGGACGTTGCCCGTGTCAAAGTCTCCGTCCATAGACGTCGTCATCGCGGTACGCACGAAGTGCTTCATGCCATTCGGGATGTCGGTGGTGATGTACCATGCGTCAGCGTCGGTCAGGTAGTGGTTGACGCGGTAACCCTGCGGGATCGACCCGTTCGAGTTCAGCGCGTTGATGTCGTTGTCGGCGGTGCCGACGCGCAGCTCGGTCTCGAGGAGACGAGTTGCAACGAACATCAGACCCGGCGGGACGATCAGCTTGCGCGGACGGGCAGCGATCAGCAGGCCACGTTCGTCCTTGAACGCAGCGATGTCGATCACGGCCTGCTCGAGGGCGGTCTCGTTCAGGTCAACGTCAACCGCAGGACGGTTGGAGTTGGTGCCGCCAGCAACCGTCGGGTGCGCGGTGTTGAACAGGGTCACGCCGTCACCAGAGTTGAAGGTGGTGAAGCCCGTGTTCAGCAGCGAAGCAGCCTTCACTTGCTTGGTGTACGCCATGGCGCGAGCGAGCGCCTTGGTGTAGCGAGCCGACAGGGAGTCATAGAGGTTGTCCTCCATGGCTTCCTCGGTGATGGAGAAGCCCATCCCAACGGTCTCGTGGTTGTAACGAGCAGTGAACGATTCCTGCGCGTTGTCGTAGGTGATCGCGGAGCCTTCCGGCTTGACGGGGGCAGCCCCGAAGCCCGACAGCTTCACTTCCTCTTCGAACGAACGGTCGGAGTTCTCGGTCTCGTAGATTTCCGAGTGCTCGTTTTCATACTTGCCGTACTCCAGACCGAAGAGGGCGTTAAGCCCCGGCAGGAGTTCTTTAAGGGCCTGTGCGCGTGAAATAGCCATGTGTCAGCCCTCCTTAGACGCCAACAGCAGCGGTCAGCTGCGTGTAGTTGAGTTTGACGACCAGCAGCGGGTAGGTGGTGCCAGCTTCGCCACCGCGGGGGCCACCGACGTAGTCGATGATTCGCAGCGGGAGGTTGGCGTCCGTGCCGATGGTGGACGCGTCGAGTGCAACTCGCGATGCTTTGAACGTGGTGTTCACAGCGCCCTGAACAATCGCGGCGTTCTTGCCGTAGATGTCCAGCGAGTTGGTGATGGCCTCGTCAGCCTGCACGACGTACAGAGCCTGCGGATCGTCAACGACGAACGCAAGGGCGTCCGAGGCAACGGTCCCGGTCGGCCACATGTTCGAGAACGTGATCTGGCCAGTCGAGGGGTCGGTGTACGAGCAGCCAACAAACACGCCGAGCATGGCGATATCGGTCGAAGTGTCGCCCGTGCCAGTCTGCTTGGTGATCGTGGTCGAGGTGCCATTGTCAACGAGGTTGACGATGTCTCCGGCGGCGATGTTGACGGCGAGGCCCGAGGCGATGGGGTACTGGCGGAAAACCTCCAGCGAGCCATTGTCGAGACGACCAGTTACACGCAGACCGAAGGGTGCATTAACGGAACCCATTGGTTCTCTCCTTCAGTGATCGGTGGGCCTCAGCCCTTACCGAATGTGGTTTTGGTTGAACGCTCAGGCCGAAGCACTGGCATTCGCGGATCGCTTTCGCGAAGATAGCTGCGATCAACAGCGTCCATCTGGGCCGTGGCCTGATCGAGCTGTCCAATCGTGCGCTCCTCTGCGAACTCTGCAGGGATGCTGCACAGAAGCAGACCTCCGATTTCCAAGTTCTCGGGGAACCGGGAGTTGTGGTCCGACAAGACGTGCAGTTCAGGAAAGTCCTTTGCCAAGCACGGGGTGTACCCCTCGCGGAATCGGCTGGAGACGTTCTTGTTGTCCTCATTTCCCATTGTAGAGGTGCGAACCCAACGGAAGTGCAAACCGTCACGGGGCTCGGGGGTGGGGAGGAGAGATTGGCGTTGCCATCCTTTGCGACGTTCAGCGCCCTCACGAGTAGTGAGCGTTCGGGGAGTACGGTCAGCCATTGGATGAATCCTTCAGAATTTGCGCCGCATACTGTTGAGCCGAAAGCCCAAGTCGCTTGGCGAGCGCGACCTGAGTCGAGGTAAGTACCACCTTGCGTGATGTTTGAGCGGAAGCACGTCCCGCTGGGGCCACCACGTTGCCAGCCTGCCGCCGCTGTGGCTTCACCTCTTCTGAGGCGTCGGCAAACCGTTCCGGGAAGGCGCGGCGAACCGCACCATCAATCTGAGAATAATACTGATCCG